GCGTCACTGGTTATTAGCTATTAGCTATTTGGAAATTCAGTGTGTCTCCATAAAACCTCTAGGCATTTCCTACAGGTAATATCTTCTTTGGTGCCTTTAATAAAGCGCAGGCGTTGAGAGCTGATCCTATTACCACACAACAAATGCGACCCCAAAAGCTTAACTGATAAGGAGCCGTGAGTTCTGAATTCAGATAGAGCTACAATATCAGGTACTAGATGGTCCATTCTTAATTGACTCATCATGATGTGAGGTATTCCAATCTCTTAATGGTTTCTTCGGGATCTGTAGGCTCACCACTCACTTCAAAGAGGCTAAAGAAGGTGGATGGTGTTTCTGCTGTATGCATCATTAGATTGAGATAACAGATAACTTCGATAGCTAATACTAGCAAGTCTTCAATACTCAGTGTATCAGGCCATATCTCTGTAAGGTACGCCCTGTATTTTTCGGGGTTAGCTTGGATCCCTAGAATAACCTTCTGTAGGTATTTATCCTTATTGATTAGGTTCTGAATTGATTCTGTATTCTGTAGGAGAGTGGGTACTCTGAAGGGTAGGGCATCCATCTTTTTTGGAATCTTGATTATATCAATGTTTCGATCAACTAAACCTAAAGTTCCGTTCTCATTTTTAATTAGCTTGCCAGAATCTATCAAAGTCTTGACGAGTTTCCATATGTAATTGTAATTAGGCTGAGTGAATTTAGATCCATAGATATTCTTTGTTAATGTTGGGATAGTCTGAGTATTAGGCGCTTCTTTCAACAGTTCTACTAATCGTATGGATATAGATGAGTGTCTCATGGTGGTATTATGACATTTGGTGGCTATCCTGTCAATTTAATTATGCTAATTCTGAGCTATCAAGTTATCCACAGGTAGACACACTTAAAGCTACGCTTTATAAGATTGGAAGGTTCCATCCGTACATACGTTCGATTAAAAAGGTATGGATTGTGTGTAAACTGGTTATCCACAGGGCACCTACTATAGTAGACTATAATTTAGAGGTAATACCCTAGTAGTAAGGATCTGCATAAGCCCTGGTCAGAGGCCTTTTCTATGGGTACTACATACTATAGTTAGACCTAGTTTTTCCTAGGATTGGGGGATAAGGACTAAGGTCCGTTACCCCAACCATGCTGGTGACCAGGGGTTATGTGAGGGGAGACCATAGTTGGGAATCCTAAATGGTAGGATTAGATAGATTCACCTATTTAACTCCGGCAAAGTCTTCTATATAGATACGATAGATGATTCGTGGGCGGACTCAAATTGATTACAGGTAGATAATAGGTGTAGGTAAATAGGGGCGTGAAAATAGATGTAGTGGGTACAGATAATTGCGATGGCACTTGTGCCAAAAAAGAAATGACCCGGACCTTTCGATCCGGGTCACCTCTTCATTCCACCGCCCATCCATTTCGCTTCATGACTGCCCATACCATATTTCGAGCAGCAATGAGATTGGCTCTGTCTTGACCTTCCTCTTCTGGCATTGCCCGATTGATGGCAAACAATGCCTCCCACAGTTTGTTCTCCATGGTTGCCCTTTCATGCTTGATCCAAGATCATTCTTCATGCTGTCACCATTCGTTTCACTACGCATTCATGACTCAATTCTATTTGGCATCCCTCGCACAATTCCATTTCAGCATTCTCATCAATGAGATACCAACGGATTGATCGGGTGCGCAAACAACAATCGCATACTTTCCCAATCCGAGACTTACGCTCACTTCGTGGTAGCATGGTCGCCTTTCCTGTTTGATGAGGGAGAGTACCTTTCGATACTCTCCCCCGAATGGATGTTACAGCTTCAGTCCGTCAAGCAAGACGTTAGCGGACTTCGACGTACGGGGCTTGCGGAAGGGTTCCACTCCCGGGAGATAATCCGCACCGTGCGCCATCCTCAAAGTCTTGAGAGACGAATCGAACTCGGTTGCAATGCCCTTGAGAGAACCCAGGAACTTTCCGAAAGCCATTCGGAATTCCTTAATCTCATCAACATTGCCGGACTGGAAGACTGTTCCTGAAAGAACAGCAGCAGCCATCTCCAGAATCTTAGAGTCTGGCGTTTCCGGTACCTCAGTAGGTACCTCTTCCTCTTCGGTAACTTCCGTTACCTCTTCGGCCTTGGCCATGATCTGATCCTTTCAATCGGTCCGGGACTTTCCCGGCCGCAAGACAATGATGCCCAGATTTAACATTCAGAGTCAATAGATCTACTAAAGAAACCTAGGCTATTTGTAGAACATAGACATCATGCCTTATATTCTATGTGCACCTCACCTAATAGATTGTGTTCGTCTGTTCCAATAGATTCTGTTAGGTTCACCTTCTTAGTTTAATTAGGTGTGGTTAACATGCGATGATAGGTTAAATTGTGGACGTGGGTATTGATCCCCCTTTTATGCGATGACACTACTTGTATTGTAGCTATTACACGAAGGATTGAATGATCCCAAGAGCAGAGTCTTGACCAAACCAACCCTATAATCTATCATCCAACTTATGAATCCTCTGATTATTGATGATCTGATCAAAAGAGCGGACTCCTCTATCATAAATGTTCAAAGCTCAGAAATTGAACCCATCATCAATCATAGTTTAGATTCTTTAGAACTTCAAGTTAAGAAACTTCTAATGGAACTTACGATTGATTTCTGGAACGGTGGATACAGAGAACTCTCTTATTATCAAAACCTTTTTCCACTCATGAACGTTGAAGAAGCTATCCATCAACTTTCAGAGAAACTTGATAACTCTGGACTCCCACAATTTGATTTTAAAATTCATTACTTGGGGCCAGATCCAGAGTTTGTAATTGCTTGTAACCTCATTTGTGATTTTAACGACAAACGAGGAGTCGCTTCGAAGTTAAAGGATATTGATAAGACTACTCGACACTGGAACGCTTGGCTTAACAAACAAGCCAACAGAGATTTCCTTCAAGATCGAATGGAAAAGGTTTGGGATTCCAACACGGAACTCAACGCTAAACTGGGACTCTCAAGACTCATTGAGTCTGGGGACCTGTCGGCAATTAAGTTCTTCTATGAAGTGACTCATAAGTACCGGCCTCAAGATGCACAGATCGCAAATATGAACCTAATGATGGTTACACTTATGGAGGTGCTAGCTAAGTTTGTATCCACAGATATCCTTGCGAAGATTGCAGATGAAATTGATCAAAGGAAGATTGGAGAATTAACCAAATGAACGTAGATGATATTGTAGAAGTCGCTAACAAGGTGAGTGAGTCTTTGGATGGCGATGATTTTTCGAGGGCAGATGTTCTTCTAATGTTGAACGGAACTCTTCCCGCAGTTATTTGGAACGACCTGGTGACATATAGGAAGGTACAAGGTTGGACTGTAGGTAACCCAGGTGACGAGTATGATGAAGATAAGAAAATTGACCCTAAGCTCGTTGTCTATGAAATGGTAGAACCAATGGTGGTAGCTGCTTACGAAGCAGTTTATGCCGTTGTTCGATCTTTGCGATTCTACCATAGAATTGATTCAGATGATCCCGTTGTTCCGCCAGGACTTCAGAACATGACGGATAAACAGCGGAAAGAATGGGAAGAAGTTAATGACGTTCATCTTGGAGAAATCCGAGAGGAAGATGGAATCCATAGGGCCAGTGGAGATACAAAAGTAGAACCAGCTCCTTTGGTAGCTCCACGAGTCTAAGATTTAAGGGGAGAGAGTGACGGGCTCTCTCCCCTTAAACATTTAGGAGATAAATTGTGCCTTGGCCTATTGCACATGGTCCTGATATTCATGGCACCTATCAACAGATCACTGGCGAACCAATGCCAGTATGGCCTTTATTCAGCCATAAGATAAGTGAAGGTGCTAATAGTGGGGATAAAGGTTTTCCTACTAGATGGCCATGGATGCGTGAACAGGGCTTCAAATATCGTGGAGCATACCATTGGTTGCGATCTGACTCTAGAGTTTCAGATCAAGTGGCTAACGTTATTCGTCGGCTAGATCCTCATGGTGGACTCTTAATCGGTGAATTTATACAAAGTGATTGGGAAACTACACCAGGAATCTATTTGATAGGTGCTGAGGGAGAGCGTGAATTTTGCGATCGCTTACACCAGCATTATCAAAGAGAATGCACTATCACTTATTCATCTGATTGGATTCCAGATTCACCAGAAGATTCAGATACTTTAGGTGAATTCTATAACTGGTTAAATTTAACACAAGGTAACGCTCCGTTGTGGTTCGCTAATTACAATAGCGATCTAACTAATCCCCGTGGTGGTTGGCAAGAAACCACAAAGTACGGGGCTGACATATGGCAATTTACCAGTAGTTATTTTCATCCATCTATTATCTCAGTTTCTGGTGGTGGATTCGATATGAATCACATTTTGAACTGGGACACCCTCGATCGTATAGCGGGATATCAAAATGAGGAAATTCCGCCAGAGGAGGAAGACATGGGTATGAAGTCCATCTTATATACTGTTAAATCAGCTGGTGGGGATGGTTGGTTTCTTGTGTCACCTGAACATAGGGTTCGAACTTTTGGTGCACAAGCGGAACATATTGATTGGCCAACTGCTGGTGCATTGGAACGTTCTGTTGATATCGCAGTGTTCCTTGATATGTTGCCACATTTGCAGCCTGTAGGTGATTTGAACGCCCCAACTGAAGCACTTCTCGGTATTACAGCGGCAGCTGATTGGAAGGCTAGAACTAGTTCTTCATCTGGTAATCAATGGGGTATGACAGGAACAGTTGATCTTAATTCTCAAACTATTGATCTTAATCCGAAATAACAGGAGAAATTTGTGGAACTAATTACTCGTCTCATTAAAGAGAATGCTAAGTCTATTGCTGTTCCAATTACAGCTGTGATTGTGGCTATTCTACGTTGGGTTAGTACGAATGCAGGGGTTGAATTCATTGTAAATAATGAAGCCCTTACCAACACAATCTCGGTAGCTATTATTGCTGGTGTAGTTTGGTGGACTCGAAACCAGAAGCGTAAAGAACCTGTTCCTGAAATTCTTGAAGACCGTGGACAAAGCGCTGTTCAGATTCTTTATGTTGTTGCAATTATTTTGATCATCATTGTGGCATTTGTTTGGTTGTCCAAGAATATGTAAGGATCCGGGGGTCCAGGTTTGGCTTCATAGTGGCCCAACACATTATGAAGAGTGCTTCGATGCACTTACCCCCACTAAATGCCAAAGCAACAAGTACAAACTATTAGCGAATTAACTAGTTCGTTAGTAACCAATCTAAGGCAAACAGTCCAAGCTCCGACGATCCATGCCTACAAGCCAATGGACTCTCAGAGAGACTTTCATAAGTCTAATAAGATCGGACGACTTTACATCGGGGGAAACAGATCGGGTAAGACTGTAGGTGGTGCTACTGAAACTGTAATGCGACTGACTGGAAAACATCCTTATCAAGATGTTCCACAACCTCCAGTTAGACTCAGAGCAGTTGGAGTCGATTTCGATCAAGGTGTTGAAAAGATTCTAAAGCCTGAAATTCAAAAATGGCTTCCTCCATCTGAATTGATTAACGGTTCGTGGGAAGATTCCTACTCAAAGAGTCTTAGAACTCTAACTATAGCAAATGGTTCATTCTTGGAGTTTATGTCCTATGATCAGGATGAGCAGAAATTTGCAGGAACTTCTCGTCATGCTGTTTGGTTTGACGAGGAACCGCCTGAGAATATCTTTAATGAGTGTTTGCTTCGCCTTGTTGATACAGGAGGATGTTACTACATTACTGTTACTCCTCTACAGGATATGAGTTGGACTTTCGATCGCCTCTATACTCCATGGAAGAATAAGAAGAACTTATCCATTGATGTGTTTGAAGTAGATACTGCCGATAACATTTATATTGATATGGATGTTATGGATACGTTACTTCAAGGTATGAGTGATAATGAAATTGAAACTAGAAAGACCGGTTCCTATATCAGTCATACGGGATTAGTCTACAAAGATTCCTTCCATGCTGAAAACGTTCTTACAGAAGATATCCTAGAGACAGATCGTTGGAATACTATTCTTCGTAAGTGGGGCCATTTTGAAATGATGGATCATGGCCTTACTAATCCTACAGCATGGTTATTTGGTGCTTATGACGAAGAAGGTAGGATCATTATCTATGACGAATATTACCAGCGTGGAAAACTCGTCATGGAAAACGCAGCCGCTATCTTGGAGCGTAGAAAGTTTCTCAGGACTCAACCCCAATATTGTGTCGGTGATCCATCAATTGCTAATAAGGATCCAATTACAGGAACATCTATTCATACAGAATATGCTGAACATGGGATCTATATTGGTCTAGGTCTTAACAACGTAGATGGTGGAATTATGAGAGTAGCTCATCGTTTTAGACGAGAGCTTACTTTTATCTCTCCTCGCTGCGAATGGTTATTGTGGGAGCTTCAAAGATACCGTTGGGCAAAATTTGCATCGAGTAAAATCGCTGCTAGAAATAACGCAAAGGAAACTCCACTCAAAAAAGACGACCACTTGCTAGATGCTCTAAGGTATGGCATTGTTAGTCGTCCGCAACTTCCAGAAGAATTTGATATGCCTGTAGGTAATATTTTGGGCGTTTCTGAAGTTGCAAGTGATTTTGATCCTACGTTTTTAATTAGAAACCAAGTGTATTCCGGTGCACTCGATGAATGTTTAGGAAGTGAGTGGTAATGGCTGCTACACGCCCGGTGCAATGTATTAATAAACCTACTATCCATCCCTTTGTTTGTATTCAATGTGGATCACAACAGAAAGATTATTTTATTGATACTGGTTTAGATGTTCCCGATGAACACTTTAAGCCGTTGTGGGAAGGTATCATTTATTTTTGTTGTGAATGTGCTAATAATTTGGTAAATGATATTACCCGTGCAATTGCCCGCTGGGAGGCTGAACATGAACGAGGAACAGATTCAGATAGTAATGACGGAACTTCAAACGATCCGTCAAACGATGGGCTATCTAATGGAGAGTCAAACGAATCTGATGAACTTGTTGCAGTCGTGTCAGGAGACGAGTCTCAATCAGAGCCGCCTGTTGCTGCAACTCTCGAATCCACAATTTTCTTCGGGAGAACGCCCTGAATTAACTGCAACAGTTGCAGAGGATGATCAAGAAGTTAATTTGGATACAGGACCCGAATATGAGTTTGATCCTATTGATCTGGAAATCTTTAAAGAACTAGGGGTTCTAAGTGGCGATCAAGACACTACCGAACAGTCCTGAAGGAAAATTGATTGCTAAATGGGATTCTAAATTTAAATCCTGTCAGCAAGCTAGGGCTGTATTTGAAAAACAGTGGTATACTAACATGGCCTTTTATTTTGGTCGACATTGGATCGCTTGGAGTCCAAAGTCAACTGGTAACACAACTAGTTTACAAATGATTGATCCACCTGCTCCTAACTGGCGAGTAAGACTTACCATCAATAGAATCAAGCCAGCGATCAGAAGTGAAATTACTAAGCTCTCAAAGGAAGAACCTCAATTTTGGGTAGTTCCTGATTCAACTGAAGAAGGAGATGTAGCTGCTGCAAGGGCGGCAGAGAACGTTTCTGATTATTTAATTCATTCTAACTATTTTAACCGTACAAGACGTCAGACAGTTTTTTGGTCATCAGTATGTGGAACGGGATTTGTTAAGACGTACTATGAGGAGAATACTCCTGATTCTATGGGATTTATGGGTAAGATTTGTTGGAAGGCTAAGTCTCCTTTTCATATTTTTGTTCCTTATCTTCAAGAAGAAGATATTCAACTTCAACCATTTGTTTGTGAAGCAGCTACAGTAGATCCTGAAGTTTTATTCACACAGTATGGAGTTGAGGTAGATCCTGATGAACATATTACAGGATCTCATTTAGATCAGAAGTTTTTCTCATCCTTGGGGATTAAAACTCCTAAAGAACAAGGAATGAAACAATGCTACGTCAAAGAATTTTGGGTTAAACCATGTAAAGAATTCAAAGATGGAGCAATGTTTATTATGTCCAACGATACTATGGTCTATATGTATGAGGGTATTCCAGAACCTCAAGTAGAAAATCAGTTGGATATGGGTGGTATGGATAATGTTTTAGCGGCTATTACTCAAAAGCCACTTAAAAATGATTATCCATACGAACATGGAGAATACCCTTATGCAAAGGTAGATGCTATTCCTACAGGTAGGTTCTATGGGGAATCTATTATTCAAGACATGATTCCTTTGCAGCGTGAATACAATCGTTCTCGTTCTCAGATGATTGAGGCTAAGAATAGAACTTCTAAGCCTCAATATACCTACACTCAAGGAGCTATTGATCCTAATAAGGTTACAAGTGAACCAGGATTGATGATTTCAGTAGCTCCTGGTTTTGGTCCACCTGTACCATTGAATAACCCAGATATTCCTCAATATGTTCTAGGTCTTGATGAGCGTACCCTGAAAGATCTAGATGATATTTCTGGACAATATGAAATTACAAAGGGTAGAACTCCACCGGGAGTTGAAGCTGCATCTGCAATTGCGTATTTGCAAGAAGAGAATGATACTCGTTTGTATTATGCAGTCGCTTCAATTGAGGAAGCAGTTCAATGTATTGGACAACAAACTTTGTCTCTGGTAGATCAATATTGGGAAGAAGAGAGACTTATTAAGGTTGTTTCTAGAAACTCTGTTTTTGAAAGCATGATGTTTAAGGCGGCTGATCTTAAGGGCAATACAGATTTTAGAGTAGAAGCTGGTTCTATGGCGCCTCGTTCAAGGGCTGCCAGACAGGCTTTCATTACTGAGATGA